ATCGGCACAGCTCTCGTCGCCGATAGAAAATATTTATTATTCGCCCAAATTTGAACGCACTTGCGCCAAATAATCCACCCCACCTATCAGGCATATCATGTTTTCTACGTCAAATAGCGCCACGGGGATTTTGCCTATATTTATATCTAAAAAATGTACGGCTAGTTTGACGCTCACTTCCATCTCTTTTCCGCTTTCAAAGCTTCCCGGGTCTATCTCGGTAATGTCGCCGGTTACGGCCATAGAAAAAGGCTCTGGAGCACCTTTGCCTGCTTGAAATACGCTAGCTTTAAATAAAAAAGGAATTCTGTTATTCCAAGTATTTAACCCGTATCCAAGATAGGTGTTTTTATCGAGTACGCTTAGCTTAAACTCCATTTCTACGGGTTTTATCGTCCCGCTCGCAAAATTGCCGCCAAGCGCGCCTTTGACTTCGATCATCTCTTGTTCTATCTTTGGGATAGTTAGAGATTTAACGACGCCTAAATATCCTTGGCCGTTTATAAAAACATTGGCCTCCTGAACGACCTGAGGTATCTGTCTTTTTACCATAACTTTTTTCGTAAAGTAAGCCTGCTCGTCTTGCTTCGCCTAGCTTCGTTAATCTTAAAATTTTAATGCTCACATACTACATGTATGCTCCGCTTAAAATTTTAAGACCGTCTCGCCATGCTGCGCAATACTTCGCGATCGCCGTTTATATTCGGCCGTTTACTTTTACTACTTCTCCTTTCTTTGAATTTATTTGTTTAGCTCGTTCATCAGCGTTTCGCCGTATTTATCGACATAGATAAAATCAAGCGTTAGCTGTTTTACGATAGGTGTGTTTTGCATTCTGACATCTCGATAAAATTTG